AGTTTATGGTGTAAGTGAATTAAACGACACTAATGGTTGTGAAGTTGAAGCAGATTCTTCAATCCAATAATCATAATTTTATCAGGGCAAGAAATTGCCCTGATAGCAACTAGGAGAATTTATGGATATAAAATTAACAAATGGTAGAAAAATAATAGTAAAAGAAAAGAAGTATTACGAAGCTAATCTAGCACACTTTACTAGAAATGGTTTTTTTCCTGTAAAAGATACTGAAATAAAAAAAGCGACTAAAAAAGATATTTCTGCTAAAGTAGTGCAGTTAAAACCGAAAAAGAAAAAAACAAGGAAGAAGAAATGAAACATTTAGATAAATACATAGCATTAGCAAAGCAACACCCTAAAGTAGCTGGTGGTATTGCAGTAGCTTTAGTTATTATAATTTGGGTTTTATAATATGGCAAACTATACAGGCGCAAATGTAATAGTTGCTGGAGATGTAACTAAGTATCAACCTGATGCTTTTGGTTTTGGTATTGCATCAACAGATGCAGAAGCTACTAATTTTTTTGCACAAACTACAAATGATATTTTAAGACAATTAAGAATAGAGTGGTGGTCTGTTTATAAAACAAATGTATATACTGACATCACAGTTCTTGGCACAAATGAAATGGTAGATACTAAAGTTAATTTAGACCAATTTGAACGTGCTGGAGTTTATTTATTTTTAGGTAGATTTCTTTGCCCAGCTTTATCAAAGTTTAGACCTGAAACAGAAAAAGATAGATTTGAAAGAATGGCAGAACACTATATGTCAGAATACAACAAAGAGTGGGATTCTATTTTAGAAGATGGTGTTGAATATGATAGTACAGGAGATGGTACTATTGTTAAGAACGAAAGAGAACCTTTACACGGAACTAGAAGATTAATTAGATAATGGCTTTATCTGTTAAGATAAAAACTAATTCTAAAGCTATTGAAAGAAGATACAAAAGATTAAAAAGTAAATTTCCAAGCATTATAGATAAAGGAATATTACAAGCTGGTTTTCAATTATTAGATATTATCAGAACTAAAACAGCAAAAGGTATTGATATTAATTCAAGAAGATTTGCACCTTATAGTACAAGCTATTTAAAAAAATTAAATAGAGAGGGTAAGAAATTAGCAGTTGATTTATTTTATACAGGTAGAATGTTAGGTGCTTTAACACCAAGTGGTAAAACTGTAAGAAAAACAGGTAAGCATAAAATCACATTAGGTTTTTCAAACGCACAAATGAGACAAAGAGCATTATTTAACCAAGTATTAAACGAACCTAAAAGAGTATTTTTTGGCTTTAATAATAGAACAGAAAAGATTATACAGAATACGTTTAACAAGTTTATAAAAAAACAATTTAGAGATATGAAATTATGAGTGTAAGAGAAAACATAGCATCAAATTTATTATCAACTATTTCAGGTATTAGTAGCCCAATAACAATTAAAAAAGCTACTAGACAACCTGTTCCTATTGATGAACTTTCAGAACAACAATACCCAGCAGTTATAGTTCAAACATCAGAAGAAACTAGAGATGATTCGGAATTAGGAAGTGGTGCAAGAACAAGACACGGAACTATTGATTTTATAATATCAGGGTTTGTTAAAGGTGCAGAATCTAATATAGACACATTAAGAAATCAATTAATCACGGCTATTGAAACTGCTGTTGAATCTGATATTACTAGAAGCAGTAATGCACTTGATACAATGGTTGTATCTTGTGAAACTGATGAGGGTTCTTTATTTCCTGTTGGTGGTATAAGAATGACTATTAGATGTATGTATGAGTATCAATCAGGAACACCATAAGGAGAATAAATGGAAAAAATAATAAATAAAATTGAAAAGAAAATAGACGCAATAGAAAAATTGCACGATAAAGAAAGTCTTATGTGTGAAGAAGTTAAAGACTTACTTGAAGAATTAAGAGAAAATCAAGTAGAAGAAGAAAACCTAGATGATGAGGATTTTGAAGAAGATTTAGACGAAGAAGAAATTGACGAGGAAGAAGATAAGTAGTAAAAGGTTTTATTATGGCTAAAGATATTAAATTATATAAAGATGGGAATGAAGTTACAATTAACGAAACTCAGCTTGATAATTTTTTAGATTTAGGTTGGAAGCAAGATCAAGACAAACAAGTAAAAACAAAAAAGGAAAATAAAAAATGGCAACACACTTCGGAAAAGAAGGAGTAGTAACTGCTGGTGGAACAGGTATAGGTGAACTTACAGGTTACACACTTGAAACTACTGCTGATGTTGTAGAAGATACTCAGTTATCAGATGCAACTAAATCATTTGTAGCTGGTAGAACATCATTCTCAGGAACTTTAGAAATGAGTTATGATGAAACTGATTCTCCACAACAAACATTAACTGCTGGAACAACAATAGCTTTTATATTAGCACCTGAGGGTAATTCATCAGGAGATGAAACTTTTACAGGTTCAGGTATTGTTACAGGAATGAGTGTTAATGTTTCACTAGATGGAATCACTACTAGATCAGTTACTTTTCAAGGAACAGGTACACTTACAAGAGGAACTGCTTAATATTAATATATGTCAGTTATAGATAGAGTAAAAAGTCATTTTGAGACTCTACAAACTATTACTATTGAAGTTCCCGAATGGAAAGACGAACAAGGTAATCCATCTGTTTTTTATTCAGAACCTTTAACATTAGAGCAAAAAAATGTTATTTTTAAAAAATCAAGTAACTTTCAAGATTTGACAGTTCTTGTTGATTTATTAATGATGAAACTTTTGGTCAAAAATGACAAAGGCGATTTAGTAAAAGCTTTTGAACCATTTGATAAACTTGCTTTACAAAAAAAAGCAGACTCAAATATTATTGCAACAATAGCTAATAAAATATTAGTAGATACATCTCTCGAAGAATCTTTAAAAAAGTAAATAGCGACCCTGACACACAATCTTTGTTGGTGGTTGCTGATAGACTTAAATTAACAATTCAAGAGGTATTAGATATGCCTTTAAGCCATTATAATCTTTGGATAGCTTACTTGAAAAAAGAACAAGATGAGTATAAAACAAGAACATCACTAGCTGAAGCAAAAAGGTATAAAAGATAATGGCACAACGACTTAATATAGACATAGTAGCAAAAGATAAATCTAAACAGGCATTAAGTAGAGTACAAGGCAGTTTAGCAAAAGTAAAAGGTGCTGTTTTTAATTTAAGAAATGCTTTTATTGGTCTTGGTGCTGGATTAGTTTTAAGATCAATAGTTAAAACAGGTATTCAAATAGAAAACTTAGGTGTCCAACTTAAAGCATTATTTGGTTCTGCAAAAGAAGGTCGTAAAGCATTAGAAATTGTAACTAAATTTGCAAAAACTACACCATTTGAATTAGAAAATATCCAACAAGGTATTACAGCTTTGGCTACTGTAAGAAAACAAGCAGAACAAGCTGGAGTTTCTTTTGAAGAACTTTTAAAAATTACAGGTAATACAGCAACAGTATTAGGTGGAGATTTTGCTTTAGCTTCTTTACAGATACAAAGATCATTTAGTGCTGGTATTGCTAGTGCAGAACTATTTAGAGAACGAGGTGTAACTGCAATGGCAGGGTTCACACAAGGTGTTAGGACAAACGTACAAGAGTCAATTAAAGGATTAAAAAAAGCATTTGGTACAGGTGGAGAATTTGGTAATTTAATTCAAGAATTATCAAGAACTTTATCAGGAACAGTATCAAACTTAAAAGATACTTTATTTAACTTTCAAGTTGCTATTACAAGAGGTTTCTTTTTTGAACTTAAAGAACAACTTGGTGATTTAAAAGCATTTACAGAAGCTAACGCAGAAGCATTAGAACATTTAGGAGTAACAATAGGTGAAAAATTTGCTGTTGCAATACTTAAAACGTCAGAAGCAATAAAAGCACTTGTTGAAAATTTTAGAAAATTACAAGCTATTTTAGGATTATTGTTAATTGCTTTTGGTGGAATGTTCCAAAAGATTGCTGGTGGTCTTTTAATTTTTGATGATTTCAATAGAAGAATAAAAAAATTAGTAGGAGATGTAGAAGTTGAATTTCAAAAAATTAAAAAGTTTGAACACGAATTATCAATTCCTATTGAAAACATAACTGAACAATTAGGTTTTACTTTACAAAAAATAAAAGAATTTGAACACGAACTATCTGTTACTGTTCCAACTAATACACAAAAAGTTATATCTAAATTTAAAGAATTGAATAATGATGCTATTAATAAATTAAAAAATGAATTACACAATATAAGCACTACGATTGCTGAAGGTATTAATTCAGGTATTACTAAAGTTTCAGAAAGTTTATCAAGATCGATAATATTAGGAGAGAAATTATCAGACACATTTAAAAAAATGGCACAAGATATTTTATTGAGAGTTTTAAGTGGTTTTATTGAAATGGGTATTAGATTAGCAATTAATTTAGCTTTAGAACAAAAACAAGTAAAAGCTTTAATTACAAAATTAGGTATTGAAAAATTAATAACTAGACAAAAACAAATACAAGCATCAATTAAATCATCAGGAAGTGGAAGCAGTTTTGCTGGAAATCTTTTAGGTTCTTTTCTTCCAAGATTCTTTAGTCAAGGTGGTGCAGTATCAAAAGGACAACCAACTATTGTAGGTGAAAAAGGTGCTGAAATGTTTGTACCAAATCAAACAGGACAAATAACACAAT